TCTTGTTTAATCTTTCTTATTATATCAAGATTTTCGTATGTTTTGCCTTTAAGTAGAAAAGCTTTATCTGAATACTTTTCAAGATTTAATCCTGCTTGAGATAAAATATCTTCTTCAGTTATTTCTTTCTCTATTTTATCTTTTTCTTTCTTGTCTTCTTCATCCTTTTGCTTTTCTTCCTGTTTATCTTCATCTTTCGCCTTTTCTTTTCCTTTGGTTACTTCAATCCAGCCTTCTTCCATTTTTTTATGTTGAGAGCCATCCCCCCATGTATGAACTGTTCCTAATGGAACTTCTTTTGCATTATAAATAAACGTTTTATTCTTTTTTCTATAAACTAAAACTCTTCTCATTGTTGTTTCTCTATCATTGCTAATTTGTCATAATAGTCATCCATTTCGCTAAGATGATCCTTTGAAATTTTTTCAGCTATCAGCTCTGCAAAAGGATTCATTTCATCCACATGTTCCATCTCGACTGCCAGTCCCTTTGCCAATTGATCCGGATTAAAGTCAGTTCTACCCTTTGACTTGCCACCTGATATAATACATGATATCAATTGATATATTTTTGCTTCCAGTTGACTTGGATCAATATTTAATTCTTTCGCAAAATTATGCACTTGATCATCAGCAGGATTCGGATATTCCCTGAAAAACCCAACAATTTTTGATTCAATGGAATCATCCTGATTTTTTACTTTTTTTCTATAAATTGTTATATCCATATTAACTCCCTTTATTAACCGCGCCCCAAGCACGTTTTGCTGATTCTTCTTTGCTCATGCCTTTTGACCTATAATCAGCATAAACCTTTGCTAATAAATCGGCATCCTTATCTGATAGACCCCCTGGCTCTGGACTCTCGAATCCTTTAACCTTTTTAGCACTATATTTATATATCTTTTTATTATGTCTATAAACTTTGACATTATTACACGCTTCATTTTTTTTAGTTTGACTTCGATACATACCGTAAGCCTTACCTTGTGCTGCCTTATCAGAAAGCCCTTCTTTTTTTAATATAGGAATCGCTCTTGAAACATAATCTTGTTCACTTTCGCCTTTCTTAACATTTGGCATAAGTCCTCCTTATTGCCTTTCTGTCCATGTAGACAATATCGTCAATTCGCTAAATTCGCTTTCCTCTTCAGTTGGAAAAGTTGTCTTATAAACCTTATTCATAATTCGCCATTCCAAATAATCAGGCTCATGGTCAACCTCTACATTTATCCTTATCTCAAAATAGCCATCGACTAAAGTAGTATATTCATAATTCTCGTTTGTGAATAATGCCTTATTCCCAACTGTCCAACCGCATCTGACTTTTATTGTTTCGCCTACATCTGCACTTTGAATATTCCTTAAATAACCGTCAATGATATATTCCTGTAAAGTAGGTTCTATGCCTGAAAAATTAAAATCAATTCTATCTGTGTCCAACTCCGGAGTTGTTGATCCATCTTCACTATGAAAATATGTAACCGGTTTAAAATATTTTCCATATCCTTCAACTAAAAGGCTTGCTTTATTCGCCAATATCTCTGCAATCGTATTTGATTGTGCATATCCGCTACTTACCGCCCATACAGTACCATTCCAATAATAATTAACTCCATTTAATTCTATTACTCGTTTTAATAGATCACTGCCCAATATTGTTGATGTTTCACCCCAATTTTCCAACCCATCCGCCTTAAATGTTGTGTTAGGTTTTACACTTGAGTTTGTAATATCATAGCCATTATTGACTCGCATATTCGCTGTCAATGTAGCGACTGCACTTAATGTATTTGAATCAGGAAAAATTATCTTAAATTGCCCATACTTTTCGCCATCTACATCAAGAGAACCACAATTGGTATTAAAAGTCGTTTCATCATTTGCTTGCGTATAAGCCCCGTTTGATGTTGTCCATGCAGAACCATTCCAATATAAATAATTTCCTGACCTGCCTATTTGTAATATATATTTTGGAGAGTTAACTTCGATTGTTGAAAAAGAATTAAACGCTAATATAGAACCATCACCTATATGTTCCATTTCTGGCAATATTACGCTGTTTTCTTTATAAATTGTTTCATATATATTTGTCCAATCAGGAGTATAATTTACTGTATGCTGAATTGTAGAAAAGATAAGTACATTATCAACATATCCATCTAATTTTAATCCAGCTGCAAAATTAGCTCCAATGTATAAGTACGCAGCAGCACCTCTCGTGCCTGTAGAAGTTAATGTTGTTACAATTTTTGAGCCATCAAGAAATATATTTGTAACTCCTGAAATAATATCCCAATCTAATTCGATTTCATATTGAGTGCCATTTATTAATGATACAATGTTAGTAGCTGCATTTATAATTGTTACACCAGCTGAATTAGTAATCATCATAGTTATTCTTCCAGATGGATCATGTGCCAATTGTATTAGACTATTAGAACTTCCTATAGCTGAAATAAAAGCAAAAATAGTCTTTTGAATCGAAGGATTACCTGAATAATTAGGAGTATACATTAATCTTATACACCCAACATTAGTTATATTTGCATTAGATATTGCATCATATCTTACATATTTATCAGAATTACGCAGGTCTAATTTTCCATTACTTACCGTAGCTCCTCCAAATGATGTGCCTGTTAATACACCATTTCCCCAATTACCATTTATATCACTTGTATAACTTGCATAAAAAGTAGCATTTGCTGGTCTTGTATCTTTTTGTCGGACTAGCCCTCCTGTAAATTCAGATTTTGTATTATCATATATAAACCCAGTATCTTCATCAAAATTTTCTGTAAAAGATAAATCAGCTTCTTGTAATTTTAATTTAGCTTTTCCACCAGTTATTTCAATCTTTGTATTATCGTAATTATAATCTACTGGTGTATTATAATCATAAACCATGTACCCCATATATTACTCCACTTTTAATAATACCGAATTTGGCATTAATACTTGATCTGTATCATTTAACTTACCATGTACTCCCGTGTTTATAACAACATAATTTGGATTATTCTTATCAATCTTTACACATAAATTCCCGCCATAAATAAATATATCACCATTTGCAACTATTGAAAAATTAACAGTTGCCTGCATATTATTTTCAATTGTTATTATTTGTGCCATATAAACTCCTTTAATTTAATTTATTTTCATCTATTTTTTCATAAATCTCTATATCGGCAGTCTTATCAATAATCAATACCCTTGCCGGTTGGAATATCATCTTCAAGTTATTCCTTATCAATCCCAAAACTTCAGGAGTGATATGAGATAGATTTTCAACTTTAACAACAACCACCTGATTTGGCAATATGCTTTTTGTTTTAATAGACTCGATTGCAATTTCTTGACCATCATCTAGCAATAATTTCATTTGATTTTCCTATTAAAAATATTAAACTTAGGCTTTTTCGTCTGTGGCTTCTCTATTTGTTGAGGCTGCTTTCTAGTAACATTAACAGTTTTACCTTGACTTGTATCCATGCCTAATTGCTCTTGTTGCCCTGGTTGTCCCTGCCCTTGTGGAAAGTTCGGCTCTACCTTTGGCGGTACATAACCAACATCAATGCCAATGATATCTTCTTTCTGCGCCCATTGAATCGTCTTATCTGCCTGGATAAGCCCTCTATCAAAGAACATCAATATTCGATTTGCCTTACTTGTTTTGATTTGTTCTTCCTGTTCGGCTGTCATTATCCTTAATGGCGGGAACTCAATATCATATTGCGGTATATAACCATGTAAAACCATAAAAGCCATATCAACTAACATCGGTAATGTTTCATCTTTCAATGGCTCTCGGATCTCGCTTTCAATCATGCTGTTATAATTCTCAAGATCGTCTTCACCCGAATTAAATCCCGCCGATGACATACCGAATAATTTTGTCATTGGAAAGTTGATCGCAGCTGCTATGCCTAGTCTATTCTGGTTCATTACTTCAGATAACCCACCAAATGACAAAGTCTTTTGTTCAAACTTATCCGTAGCATCTAATAATACCGCATTGAGATAGTTCTTAATCTCATTCATTGCCCGTATTCTATTTTGAATATTCGTAGTCCCGCCAAGCGTAGCAAGTTTATTTGCAAGCCCTTCAACATAGAATACATCAACTTTACTTTCGTCTAATATCTCATACAAAACATCTTGAGTTTTAAGATATAAGTTAAGGTCTCGAATTATTCGCTCACCTTCACTCATCCCCCAACCCCTTAAACGCCTTGCAAGGTAATGCGGAGCTTCTTCGCCTTTGTCCAACAATACCCTTGATTTATGTATCTTTTTGCCAAACAAATAATAAAACTCATTCTCCGGCAAATCATACATAACATTTTCAATATAATCGAATGAATAATTACTTGATGCTAATTGCCACCTATTAACCGCATAGAATTTTAAAGGACTGTTTTTTAATTGTTTTATATCGAATTCTTCTCCCGGATCCTGGTTTGTATTGATAATAATAGCCCCGCCACCAAATAACCTGCACCAAATCTTGAACTGTTTTATAATTGATTTTAATTTATTCTCTCTAAACCATTTCATAACCTCGTCAATCTCTTCTTTTGAAGCCTCGTCTGAATTGATCTTAAACCCTTTTGACAATGCGTCTAATACCGGTAATCTGATAGCTCTCTGGAATATCCCATTTCCTGCATATAAATATGACAATACAACCCAGTTAATAGTCATCATGGCATAATTATTAGAATTCTCAATCGTGCCATAGCTTGATAATGTTGACCCTCCTGTCATTGATTGCCATGTGCTTATAGTACTGGCTAAATCTACCAGGCTGTTTGCTATGATTTTATTTGTTGATCTATTTTTTTTAGACATGATATCCCCTTATCGAAAATACAATGTTCCCTTTTGATTCTTTCGTCCATACTTCTCAATACATTCACTACAATATAAATGTTGATATGCTAATTTTTGAAATGTTATTTTTGTTTTACCGCAATCTTCACAAATAATGACATATTGTTTTACTTGCTCTTCAACTTTTTTGATTTTGCGCCCTCTTTTTACCATAATTAAATATACAATAATTCAATATTATTTGTCAATAAAATTAAACATCCCAGATAGATAAACTTTGTTCAGTTAATTCCTCTATCGCATATCTACAAGCTGCGATAGCATCATTTTTAAACTCCACTGTTTCGTCTAATGGATTGCCTTCTTTATCCTCTTTCCATTTAAAGCAAGATACTTCATTCGCAAGCCCAGGGCATTTATCAGGATCAATTATCCATTTTCCTCTATTAAGCCATCCAATTTGAACTTTAACGCTATCTTTCCCTTTTTTTGCCCCTTTCATACTATATCCTGCATTTTGCCATTCTTTTATAGACTTTGGCTCTGCCGAATCTGCTGTACATTTTTGATTTTTTGATAATATATTTAACTTTTCATTCTCTGTAATTATCTCATTATTTGTCATGTGCCTAGTATATAACTCATTAAAAGAATACTTATTGCCATCCTTTAAACCTACTAATTCAATTGCATTATAATGATTAAATCCAAAATCTTGACCTGCATAAACTGCGTCAAAATCATATAAACTATAAGGGCATGGTTGAAATTCTATATTTCTAAATACCAAATTGCCTATTGATCCCCAATGACCTAAAGCAAATATTTCATAATACATTTTATCTTGAAATTTTAATGCCTCAAGTTCTTCTTTATATGCTTGATCTATAAATCTATTATCTAAATAAGTGCTTTCATGTATGGTTATTTTACTTCTTTTCTCGCCTGGATTATCAAAAAATACCTTTTTTAACCAGTGAGTAATTGAGATAGGATTAAACATAAGTGTTATTTGAAAAGGTTGTATAGCCTGCCCTCTTAACCTTAAATTAAGATTTATAAAGTCTTTTTCAGTAATTTCATTCGCCTCTTCAATTATTATATCTGTTAAAACTCCATTATCAAATGTTATTGATTTTATCTTTTCTATATCATCAAGCCCGATAAATTTAGCTTGATTTCCTATTGCTGAACTAAATGTTTGACTCGTTTTGTTTTCAGTAAATAAATTCCATAAATTCCAATCAGATATACAAGATTTAAAAAGCGGATATGTACTTATTGAATTGGTATTGCCATATTTTCTGCATACTAAATAATTATGACCTCTTTCGGCTATCATCCGATAAGTCATACATCTAAAAGTATCAACACTATTATGAGTTACAGTAAAATCTTCCAATAAAAATAATCCATCTTGATCTAATTCAAATCCATAAAATTCCCCAATTCCATAATATTCTACATTTATACCTGTAATCATAGTATCTTTATTTTTATTAAATTTTTTTATTTTTTTCCGTTCAATCTTTACTGGTATTTCTTGAACATTCCCTGATATATTCATTCTATAATAAATACCTTTAAAATTTATTCTTTTAATTGATTTTATACATTTTTTAAAATGACATCTGTAACCCAAAGAATTACATAAATATTTTATCTGTAATGCTAATTTTTTATCTTTTAAAACTAAATCATAACAATTGCCTTGCAAACTACCATCTGTATCTATTATTCCTGCCAATAAATCTAATCTATTTTTTTTTGAATTAAATAAATATACATCTGGAATGTGCTTATTACAAATTAGATTTAAATCTTTAAACCATTGTCTTAATTTACAAACTTTATTATAATGACCATTATTTAAAAAATAAGTAGAAGCTTTATTATTAATTTTACCCTGTATTTTTACTTGATGATTTATTATCTTTGCATAATCTTTTATATAATTAATAATTTCTATATCAGCGGTTGTAATTTCAATTCTTCTTGAACTTCCATCGCCTAGCCATAAACCTAAAAAATAAGCAGGTATATTTATTTCTTTTTCATCAAAATCTATTCCAATTCTATATCCATTAAAATTTCTTTTAAATCTTTTAGAAGAATTTAAAAAATCAATGACGTTTATATTTATAATATCATCAAAAGAAGGATATCTTCCTTTCGGTCTTTTAAAATCTTTTTTTAAAAATTTACCTTTATCTTTTTTAGAAGCAATAGATTTTTTTAATGATAAAATATGATTTTCATTGACAATATATTCTATACCTTTTTTTTGTATGATTTTATATAAATTGCCTATACCGTTATATATTTGTTTAATTTGTCTTGGTTTTGAATCTATCCCCATTAATAAATCATTTATTTTTAAATCTTCTACTTTTTTTAATTTACCTGAATACATTATTACATTTGCGCCTTTAGCAAGGCATTTTCCCGATCCTGCGCCACCTTTTTTAATAATAAATCTATTCCTATCAAACCAAAGAGGATAAAACTTTTTATTAACCCAATGTGGCAATGTTGAAAAATCTACATTCATGTTGGAAATTTAGCATCATTAAAAGAAGGCGGCAACCCTATTGTTACATTGCCAGATAATTCTTGTTTTTGTTCATCTTTCCATTTATAATTATTCTTTAAGTTGAATATAACGCCAGCAACTTGCCTATTATTGAATAAGCATTCTTCTGCATATTGTTCACATCTGCTTTTTGCTTTTTTTATAGTGTCAAAATATTGATCCTTATTTTCATAATTTAATAATGTTTGACGTGTCATGCCTAAATAATTCGCTAACCCACAAATGGTATATGGTTTTCGGGATATATCGCATTGTTCAAAATAATTATTAATATCGCTCTGTAACATCTCATTATTAGTATATAATAAAGGTTTACCTACTGGATTCTTTCCTTTCTCTTCAGTTGTTGGTATATAATCACTCATGCTTTATACACTCCGAATAAATGACGCCTTGGCTTTTGTATACCAATATCTAATCCTTTAGCTAATTGTTGATTATATTTAAATAATATCCCTTTTTTAAAGCGCTTTGCTACATTCAAAGCCCATTTTTCATTCATCTT